CGGCATAAAGCCGCATATAGAGGTTTTCCCCGCGTTCCCACCAGCCATCCTCACGCGGATAGTTCGGTAGGGTGATATCACGCTCGAGCTGATACCAATCCCGGATGATGGCGTAGCAGTCCCAGAACCCATGCACGAACGGGCGGCCCAGTAACGGCTTGATGCCCTGCGTAGGCATAACCTCGCGAATGTCCCCCTCTGGCCAACTGGCAATGATCCACGGCAATTGTGACAGGTCACACTGCGCTATATCGAGCTGACTGGGTTGGGTGGTCGCATCGGGGTGGCTATGGACTACCGCAACAATTGTGCCAGTATCCTCAGCGGCGGCGTAATCCTCTGGCGCAAGGCTAAACTGTTCGGTCGGCTCAGGCGCCTGATTACAACACGGGATATAGCGCTGCCGGCGGCCGTTTTGCACCACCAGTCCGCAACACTCACGCGGGTACTCCGCCGCAGCATGCGCCAGAACGGCGCTGATTATCTGTTTTCGCATCATTACCTCTTCAGCAATGCGGAGCCAGGGAAGCCACCAAACGGCAGTTGCTCTGTTGCACCCCAGCGTTTTTTGCAATCGCTGAGCAGACCACCGCAAACATCTTTTGACGGGTCGTCTACCGGGTTGCCGTCCTGATCAAAATAGTTTGTGCCTGTATAGCCACAGGATGGGCCTCTGTACTGCCCACGAATGCACCATGTACACAGGCTATGGATTTGGCGAGTCGGGATCTGGATACCCTGCAGGTCTGCCGGCGAGGACAATTGAAATTGAATAACTTCATTGTCCTCACTGGTTTTGTTTTCGATGTAGTAAACATCCAGCTTTTCCTTTGTCGGATCAGCCTCCGGATTGCCGTCCGGGTAATTCCGCGCATCCAGATATTGGGCAAAGGTAAAATGCCGGGTGACTTTGGCCTGCGCCATGTTTTGGTAGGCAAGACACATAGCCGATATCGTTCCATCCAGGTTTGCTACGCTCAACGTGGGCGCCGGTGCGCTACCATCGCTGGTGACTTCGAAACCTGTTGCTTCCACCGGCCACGGCCTGTACTCCTGCCCCTGCCACCAAATCGATTTAGCCGGCAGCAAGTTAGGGTCACTGCCGGCGGCAACCAATTCAGCTTCTGTGTACGGGATCGGATAGTTATGAAAAAACAGCTCTGGTCCGTCGAACATACTGCCATCCACATGGAACAAAAAAACCTTGCTCCCCGGCCGTAGAAGCTGGAGATCTGAATTAATTGACATGATTATTCCTACGGATGATTTGCGCGGGTGAAAGTAACCGTCAGGGTGTAATTACGGCCCTGAGCGTTGGCAAAAGTGGGCGTTAGGGTAAAGGCCCCTGCGTTGTAGAGCCCCAGTTGATACAGTGGATTACGCCACTGGAATGAACGGTACCCGTTATGTTCGCGCAAAAATGCCACGATCGGCTCGACAAACTTCCAGGGACCAGAAAACGTTAATGGCCAGCTTTCCTTTTCGCTGTTGATTCCATCGCCGCTCACCTGCCTGTAGCCATCACCAAACTGCACTTCCCGAACAACCGGTTCAAATTCCCCAGCCGCACCATACCGCGGAGGAAAATGGAATGTTTTAAGTTGTGCCATTACCCCCTCCCGCCGCGAATAGCCTGATTTAACACGCCGTTTTGTCGAAGATCCTTATCCCTCAACTCACGGTATTTTTTCGCTATTAAATTACCGATATCAGCACCAAACGATTCCAAACCTGGCGTCGTTTTCTGTTGTGACGACTGACCATTATCCGTGAGGTAGATATTTACCTGTGGTGCAGCGCCGGAAGCACCTGAAGCCGCACCACCATAAACACTGACGCCCAAACGCCCATCTGGACCGCGCTTAAGGGGCAATATCCCCTCGGCGCCCGCCTCACCCATAACCCCGGCGCCCTTGGCAAACGCGAAGAACGTCGGCTGGCTCACAACCTGCCCGCTGTATGCACTCAGCGACGGAGACGAGTAGACGCCGCCCTTGGCGTTAGCAAACATCGGTACCGCCCCGGATTATTACCAGCGCCGCCACTAAAGGCCCCGAAAAGACTTTGCAAGCCTTGACTCAACGCCATTCGCAACGCAATTTTGGCCAGATCCGCCAGGATAGATACGGTGAACGATTTAAATCCTGCTTTACCCGTTGTCACAAAGGACGTTAGAGCATCCTCCATACCCGAAAAAGCCCCCGTGAAAAGAGACTTGGTCATACCGGCGGTATCCGACGCCTGATCCTGATAATTGCTCCAGGCAGAAGAAGCGCCGGCCATCCAGTCACCTCGTAACTTGTCCTCTGCCGCATAATAATCCTGCGCGGCCTGCAGCTGACGCTTATAACCGGCATCGTCCAGGCTCCCGCCCTGGTTTTGCCATCCCTGACTAAGTTGGGCAAAAGTGCTTTCACGCTGGGCGGCACGATCCCCCAGGCCGGCACTGCGCTGCAGCGCCTGCTGCTTCTCGGCCATTTGGGTGACATATTTGGTCGAGGCGTCCTGCAGTTTGTTGAGCCGTTCCTGCTGAGCTATTTGATCGCCGAGCGCGGCTTTCTGTTCCGCCAGCGCCAGTACTTTATCCTTGCTGGATAACAGAGACTTTTCCTGTGCGGAGAGCTGACGCTTACCAGCAGCCTCCTCCAATACAGTGAACTGCGCTTGAGCTTTCCATAGATCCTTGCGCTGCTGGCTTATCGTGTCATTCAGCCCACTGTGCTGGCGTAGTACCTGCAATTGAGTCTTCAGAGCCAGCAGATCTGACTGCGTGCTGTCTGTCGCCCGTTCACCTGCTGGTGTGCGGTATTGTGGTCCTTTGGCAGTCTTTGGATCCTTGAACTGTTCGTTAATCCGTTTTATTTGCTTATCACGCGCAGCTGTAGATTTGATAATCCCTTGATTAAACGCTTCATTTGTCTGATCAATCAGCTTTTTGCGTTTTTCTTCCTTGGTCTGCAGCGTGGTAGCCAGGGCATCCTGCTGCTGCGCAAGGCGCAAGCGTTCTTGCTCATTTTCCTTTTGCTGCTGACCTATGGCTTGTATGCCCTTCTCCGCACCGCGGCGCAGGCTTAAGGCATCAAGCTGGAAATTGAGCAAATCCAGTTCTTCACGCCAGGCTTGCAGCTTGCCGTTCTTCTGGTTGTACCCAGTACGTTCAGAGTTTGCGATCTGCGCCTGAATGCTTGCCGCACGGGATTGCAATTCGGCGGTAGCTTCACCGGCCGTCTTGTCACGAAAAACACCCGTGATGGCATCCCACATACCGCCGGCCATATCCTTCAGTGTTCGCATGTAAGATTCAACCGAGGAAAGTTCGGTTTTCATCTTCACTGCGGCACCATGCATCGCATCAGCCGCAAGATCTGAGGCCAATTTCACGGCATCCATTTGCCGCCCTTGTTCCTCAAGCGAACGGATGTTGGCGTACTGTTCGGCCGTCAGGAAATGCAGGCTTTCATTCAGCGCCAAAATGCCCTGGCTGGGATCCTTGGCTATCGAGGTAAACTTGCCGGCCAACACATCCAGCCCTTCGCCACTTTCTTTGGAATAGGCGGCGATAGCCTGGCTTACCTGTGAAAAGTTGGTACCGGACGTGGCACCGGCGGCGATCAGCGCCTTCAAAGAATCGGTCACAGCAGTAAAAGACTGCCCGGCAGCCGTGCCTTGATAGACTAAATCCTGCAGCCCCTGCTTCGTTAACCCGGATACACCATTAGTTCGAACAAGCTCACGGTTAAGATCGGCGATCCGTGTGCTGCTGTCGTAGGCATCATAAGCGAGCAACCCCATTACCGCGGCAGTACCACCAATAAGCAACCGTGCCGGCGTTAACAGACTGAGCATTGCTTTTAGCGCATTACCGGCGCCACCAAAGCTATCTTTGATCTGGCCACCTTGCTGAATGGCCACCAGCCATATTGGAGCACCAGACGCCAGCGAGGTAGTGATATCGGTGATCTGCATCGGCAATTGACGCATCGCCATGCGATATTGGCCAGCCGAAATCGCACCGCGTTTCCAGGCATCCTCCTGCTCGCGCATCTTGGCAATCAGCGGTGCTGCCTGTTGAGAAACACCCAATTGCGCCGCTTTGTACTCCTGAATCTGTGATGCGGTTTTCCCCTGCAAAGCAACCTGTTCACGAAGCTTCTGCAGATAATCGTCCTTGGCCTGAGCTGCGGCACGCTCCGCCTGCGCCAACGCACGTTCTTTAGTTGCTGTCTCAGTTACCAGGGAAAGATAGTCACCCTGAGTAATGTTGCCGGATGCCCTGGCAACCCGGATCTGTTCCTGAATAACCCGGAGTTCTTGCAGACTATTTTCAGCACCCTTGATCGCATCGATTTGACGGAAAAATGACGCTGTGAGCCGGTCCTGTGCATCGCCGGTCACTTGGGATTGTTGCTGTTCCTCCCTCAGTCGTGCGCTGAGCTCGGCGATACGCTGATGCGTTTCATCGACGGCACGCGATGCTTCTGACCATTTCCCCTTCATGCCATCCACGGCGATAGCCTGGCTGGCCTGCATCTTCGTGGTAGCGCCAGCACTGTTTCCCGCTATCCCGCTAATCGTTTCAGCCTGCCTTTCTGCCAGGCGCCGCATACGATCGGTAGATACATCCGCTTTACGGCTCGATTCAAGCAATTGGCGCTCAACGCGGCCCATCTGCTCCTGAAAAGAGACGGTGTTTGCATCCAGATTGACGACGAGATCAGCAATCTGCTCCGCCATAACGTACCCCTCCGAAAATCCCCTCCCCGATCAACATAAGTTCATCGTCTGTTTGCTCTGTTTCCGGCTCGGG